CTCGTTTTACCGGACAAAACTTTTTCAATGGGTCTAGTTTCATCTTTCAGATTATCAGCGAAAATAAATCTAACTCTCTCTCCCTTCGACAGCTTGTCAATCACAACAAGAACTTCATTCTTGAGTTCTCCACACGCTTCTTTCTCTAAATTATATGTTCCATCTTCATTAACCTCAAACCACTTCTTTTTCCCTGGTAAGGGATTTGATCTATCCATATTAAGAGGATATCCTGGACTAGTGTGTACATTAATTCCAGAATAAAACTCATCATCCTCGATACCAGCAATGGCTTCTTCGAACGATAGCACTCTTGATACAAATGGTGAACTTTTAGATTTATAAAAATCATACAAAGAATCTCCCATAGCCTCCATCACTTCTCTGGGAATAAACACATCAGGTTTACAAAACTTAACAATGTTTAAACAATAAGGATCAATAACAACTCCTTGAGAATTTTCAAATTTAGTAAGTTTACAAGGGATAGTCAAAGCTTTACTCCAAGCTCCATAAACAGCGGTACGCACAAGATTAGTTCTACCAACAGTAGTATTAGGAAGATTAGTGCGCATAATAATGTCATACTTATCTAAGAACAACTCTCCTTGTTGGGGTTCAACTTCAATCGGCCAATCATATTTAATCCTCTTTTCAAAAAGATTTAATCCTTCTTCAATAATTGTTTGATTCACAGGAGTAGAATAACCATAACCGGTATTAGGATCACCTGCGATATGTATTCCAAAAAGCTTAGCTCTACTTGTTCTGTCCAACAATTCCAACCAAGATCCACAATCTCCACCACTCGTATAGCCAAGGTAACCATAGGTGTTATGATAACACTTCTTATTGCGAGTATCCTCAATATTCTGACACGTTTTAACAATAGTAGAAACGCGGGAAACTTCTCGCCCATTTTTATTAAGTAACATACCAAAATCGGTCTTTACCTTCTTCTCTTCTTCAATGGTTGGAAAGAGTTTAATAATTGAAGTATGTGGAGCTATTTTATCAAAAACACCAAAGCACAGATCCAAAGCCTCTAGTTTAGGACTAGTCTTAAACAAATCAATAAATTCCTGAATAGTATATTTGTACGACCTGAGACCAGTGTCACCTTTGCTTGCTCTAGTAATTTCTAGCATAGCATTGGGATTAACTCCACCAGAAGCTATTAATGCTTTATACTCAAGGATATAATGATAATTCATTATACAAGTCCTCCCTTCAATAAATGTCAAAAAACCAATTAAAACGGATCCTGTTTCCTTCATTCTCATCAGTGAGTACATATTGGTATGTAATTTACTAATTACTTGATCATAACCACTACTATCTTTAATAGCACCCATTTGAGTAATAACAGGAAT